GGAACGTTGACCAATTTCACTATTTACTGTCCAAGGATTCTTCTAACCTCAGTAAACAGTGTGTAGAACAAATCTGATACACCTTTTAAAGTTGTGACTCATAGATAAAAATTTCCGATACATCCGCATCGGTTAAAAACTCTACAAGTTTACAAAAACAAAATTAAATGTATCACAGACCTAATGTATCGCAGGTAGTAGCAAAAGCTAGAGCCAAATACGATCATATAATTAGACCTACCTCAGGGTCACTCTGAGGGTACGCATTGGGTTGATTAATCCCGTCAATACGCTGACAAATCTTTCCTTTTAAGATCACCTATCATGGGCGATCAATTTGAAAGATCTAAGCAAATGGTGGAAGCCCTTCAAAATAGAAAATAGGTGGACCCAGGTAGAAAAATAGACCGAAGTCTTCTCCTGTGCTCACGAAATATTCCAATTTGTTGTTGGCATTTCCGATACCATCTGAAATCATGGTTGAAAACCACGTTTGAGACGGTGCTGATGAAGCTGCATTGGTTTTCTCCTTTGCAAATTCAAATTTGTTGGAATTGTAAAAGGGGATCTCGACTGACATTGTCGGATTGATGCTCTGACTTTGAATCTGAGCTCCATCTAATCCTCCTTTTCCAAGGTATTTTTTGATTGCTAATGACTGTCCTAAAGGTGTATTCGCATTGTCAGTTGGTGTAGACAATACGATACTTGTGCGTCCCGTGGCGTTTTCTAGCCTGGAAACGTACATTGTACCTTTAAATTGTTGGAAAGTCGAAGTACTATCAATAAAATACCTAATTCCTCCACGCCTAGCAGCATATGCACATGACAAGTACTGCAGAAGCGTGGTTTGGCCGTAAACGTACTGGCCAGCTGTCAGATTGAACACACGGCCCTGCAGCACGGCGCTTGTTCGAAATCCTGGATACAATGGAAAAGCAGGTTGGTCAATTGTGATAACCCTATCATTGCCTCCTAGATCAGGAATTGTGTGTGAAAAATTGTACCTACGTAACAATTGTCGAAAACTTGGTATGGATTCGCCAAAATACACCAATGTGCTACCATCGGTAATATCTGACGTCATCGCTAATTCTCGAGTGGTGTTTGTAGATTCAGGTGTGTTGGCTTCTTCTGAATGGGGCGATAATTCATTCCCTAGTCTGAGTCTACCAACAATGTTAGAAGTGGGGGATGCCACTTCAAAATTGTCATCAACTGACATGAAGACATTAATTTCAATATCGTTATCTACTGTGTCGTCTGGGACAGCTAGTTGATTGACGACATAAACTGAAAGTATGCCATTCCCCAATGTACCATCTCGCAATAAAGGTGATGTTTTGGAGAACATGTCTTCTTCTAAATCACTAGCAACATGATGTTGTCGCCATGCTAATGATTCTCCCCAACCCACATCTATAGTTACATCTTTCTCATCTGAGATATCAACAACCGTTGTGTAGGCCGTGTTATATTCGGCTTGCGCTTGAGCTGATTGTGGATCATACACAATCTTCATCCTGCCTTTATGAAATTTGCTACACACAATTTGAAACCTAAATTTCATCGTGCCTCGCCAATATTCAAATGGTTGGACTGCAAATGCTGGTGCTGTCAAATGAATTTCTTCATTAAATCTAGCATGTACACCTGGATCAACTCTAACACTAAAGAGCAAAGATTCCGAGGAATCTGTTTTTTCCCAATCAAAAGAAGTGAGATAAGATTCCTTTTGAGCTATCGCGAGGACTGTCATCTCATCCACTGGTTCCAAACCCAAAATTCTGGGATCTATTGTCAATTCTTGTTTAGCATCAACGGAAAGTTTTGACACTTCCGAATCCACATTAGTATTTGCCAATGATCCTTTTGTTTCAGGTCTGAATTTCCCAGTTTCCAATTGGGGAGGCGAGCTGTAACCAAAAAGAGTTGCAATTTTACCTATAGTTGATGCTCCCATGCGTGTTGCTGTTGCATAGGGCCCGATGTACGGTATTTTCTCCGCATAACCAGCCATTCGTGCCACAGCTCCAGCAATACGTGATACGGGTTTGACTTCGTACTCGTCTGCTTGTGGAACCAAGCTCGAAGGATTAGTTTGCGTTGGAACGGCCAATTTCACATCTTCTGCCCAAGCGAAAACTGCAATATTGATAGTTGATGAACCACCATTTGCAGTTTTCAAAGGGTTCAACTGTAAAATGTCAATTTCTCCCATGCCTTCAATGTCCGATCCTGAAGGGATTAACAATGAGGGTTTATAATGGAAAAAAGGTAGACACATTTCAGCTCCTTGACCCTCCATGGGGTCAAGGAAAACGTGTGGTCGTTGGGTAGCAGCGACTGCATCAACAGTTAATAAACTTCGAGTTACTGTGATGTCATCTATTACGTGCAAAGGATTATAAGATACCAACAACCTACCATAATGAAATGGAGTACCATTGATAACAAACTTGACACACAACTTACTACGCAACAAATTGAAATTAGCAATCCTATTTGCAACTCGTTTGTTTCTGTAAAACAATTGCCAAGGGTTAAATCTTGCTCCCAAAGCAACTGATGTTGACCATTCATATTCAGCAATCTTCAATGGACGACTGAAAAAATCTGAATGTGAAACATCTGTTTCCAGAATCTGTTCAAATGAATCTCTAACTTCAGAACCCACATGTTCGTGATTATCTTGTGTTGTAGATTCAAATTCAACATTTTGCATCTCTTCTGACTGTGGTTTCAAGCTTCTTTCCACAAAGCGGATGCTAACCAATATCAAAATAAAATTGGAAAAAATGCTGATCGTCCTATCCAGGACTGACGGAGTTGAGTTGTCCGCTACAACACTATTTTGGTTTGTAATATCTGAAAAAGTAGTGATGCTCTTTGTTTTGTAGTAATGTGCTTGCATCATGCACACTACCAGAGCTCAATGTTTTGGTTGACTAAACCAACGGTAAATACCATTATCGTCTAAAACTTGCATATTCCTCCAATATCTGTTACCTTGAGGTGCAACAGATTTTGCGGTAAATCAAAGCAAGAGTTCTCATTTTAGCGAAACGGCGCACAAGACACGCCTAGTGTTTATAGTCACTACTGACCGATTTGTGATAAGGCCACAAATCGAACCTGGATGTTTAACGTCATCCCTGACGTGATGCAAATTAGCATCGATATTTTTGAACCCAGTGTTCAACACGGGAATCAAATGGAATCAAAATGTCACCAGCCGGCAAATCCACTCGCCTGCACACTTCTTCCATCTGTTTCATTCGCATTTCATACACTTCTCTGCCATGTGCAAACCATTCGTGCATTGCTCCTTGCAAAACAGAGCGTTGCAATTCTGCAGTTGAACAATTTTTTGACTTGACATTACTGTGCAATGACTTGAAAATCGAGTTCTCATCTAGTTTCCCAATAACTTGATCAATCTCCGGTATGTAGTTAGACTTTCTTTTCAAAAAATCAACATCATCTTTATCCAAAAATTCAGAACTTGAGTTGTCTTTGCTAGGCAATGTGACCTTCATTTTATGTTTTGCGAGAAAAGCCTTGAAATATTCAAAATTGAAATCTCTATACTCTTCCACAACACTTCCTATGAAGTCATCACCATAAGTCAATGCACTCACACATTTCCGAAAATCTCCAATTGGAACATCTCTGAACAGACTAAAGAAAGCGATACGTACATACAAACTTCCTGCTGTTCCATTGATGTCAACCGTCAAATTGTTTCCCGATGTGTTCATGTTGAATGCCATGAACATAACACCATTCCAATCAATCAAAGGATGAGTCAAATCAAGCACCATCATCTCCATAAGCAAAATATCCTCTTTGGTATACCCAGGTACGCTTTTGGCCAATTCTACAAACAAGTACATTACAGAACGTGTTATTTGAGAATTCATCCTGACATCATATTTACTGTAATCCCATGCAATCATCTTTCCATCTGTTGCATATTTTTCAGCATGTTCCATCAAACTTTGCCATTCTGGTCCCATTGCATTCACTCCAACTGCTGATTCTGTCAACGTTGGGTTGTGATGCATAAAACGCAGTATTGGCAAAAAATAGATTCTCAGCCAAATTCCAAAGGCAACACTTCCACCTTGAAATACACGTACCTTCTCCGAGTCCACAGGTGTAGGTTCATCCTTCAAGGTAGCTGCAGTGACAGGATAAGCACGTGTTCCGTTCAACCAACATTGTTTTTGTCTATCCATCTCTTCCAGGACAGATGCATGTGGTGTTCTCGAAACTAAGACCCCATTTTCTCGTTTCTCTTCAAACCACTTGTGTTTAGCCTGGAAAATAGGAAACCCCATACTAGTATTCATAGGAATGGCATCAATAAAACGTTTTCCGTCTATGCCAAGAACACTTTCTTCCAAAGTCAAAGGCCGAACTTCTTCTGTTTTGATCCATTCTTGTAGTGATTCTTTCACAGGTCCTACCCAGTCTTTCATGGCCATAACAACCAAATCTGGATCAAAAGGATCTGCAGGATTCACTACATGCTCCAACGTCTTGTTATAAGCTGCCCAATTGGGGCTCATTTTTGGTGGACCCCATTTGTTTTGCACACCCGTAATTTCAGCAACATGTGGTGATAGTTCACTTTCAACAACACGACTTTTTTGTGTTGATCTCAATGAAGTTGCGCCCAAAATGTCTACACATGTATTCTCGTCAGCTGTAGCCAACTTACACAAAGGATGCACATCTTTCGATACGATCAAAAGTTTGCCATACTGGGTTTGAGGAATCACACCTGATTTTGATGAAAGAGTGACTCCATATTGCTTCTCCAAATTTAAGCACGATTGCTCATACATACTGTACGTCACAGTTTGAGAAACACCATATTTGTCACTTTCACGCCCAGCTATGTGAAAACCTAAAACAACAGGCGACGAACAATCAGCGATGACGACACCCATGCAAGCCCCTACCCTTGCTAATTCAGTGTTGTAAGAAACACCGTTGTACGTGAAACCACAATGAGTCAATTTGCCACTTTTTGCAAGAACGCTTGTTGTATTCAGAATTAAATCTTGGCTACGGACAACCATTTTGGCAGCACATGTTCCATCTGAAAAAGTTTTTGGCAAGATATGAGAAACATCTGCAAAATCTGGTGCGTTAGGAACATAAGCAGCGACCATATCAAGGTTGCCCACACTTTCACATTGATTCAATGAAACACGTACTTTGAACTTTGACCCTGGTGAGTTATTCCGTTGCACATCAATCGTAAGCAAACGTGAGGGCTTTTTGGTCACATCTGCTCCTGGATAGAACACATGTTTCGGAATCCACATAACCGACGTCCGTGGAAAAAAGGCATTACAACGGGTTTTTGATCCGTCTTCCCGTTCCACGTCCATCCAACACAAATTCCGAGATATAACGTTACGTACTTCAAGAGTAGTGGAGTGTTTCACTCGTTCATCACTTTCATATGACGCTTTCTTTGCACCAATCATCCAACCAAACCAACCAGGTTCGGAGTCACGATCACTATTGGATTTGAGTTCCGCCACCCTTTTGGCATTCCACATTCTCATCATGGCAATACCTACAACTGCTGTTGCAATTGCAAGTGCACACTTAGATCCTGTAGATGAAACGTTACATGATTGTGGCAAAGCATCACGTCTTTGGAAATATTCCCTCTTCACTTTATCAATCCTGCAATAATAGGCTCTTGCCAACATGCAGGCTGGAACTACTGGTGCCAAAGCTCCCATATACAGTAATGACGGTTTCTTTCCTCTGAACAAATTTATTGCTATCCATGTTCCTGAAAATGCAAATCCATATTGTGTCCATCGAACATAGCGCTTCAAATGGTTGAAGGACTGATTTGCAGCCCATATGTTTACATAACGTTGGCCCCAGACAGAGTCTAGGACACTTCGCGGTATACAATTCATCAACATAGGTGTAACGCCAGTATTCAATATGACATTGAGTTCTTTTTCCAATGCTTTTGTCGACAACCACCTCACAGGTGAATAACCTAATAGATTGTTTGCCAGAATGACTGGAGAGAACATGTTCTTCACATAATTTGAAACGGAATTGACAACTGTAGCACTCACAGCTTCTGAAACCTTTTCCCACGAATGGGGTTTAGGTGAATCATCTTTTTTGTCAAAATTTACAAGAGAAGGAGTTTTACAATTGCACATGTCACTTGGTAGACCACATGCAGAACACATAGTCATGTCCTCAAACTTCTTTGCCCTTGCGAGCAAATTCGTCTGTTTAGACTTGTGTTGCCTGCTCAAATGCACAACAGCTTTCAAATATGAATTAAGTGACATTTTTGAACAAACAATTTTATTACCTTCATCGTCCACATATTCAACAATCCTTTGAGTAAAAGGATGTTCGGAGGGTTTGCTTGATGGTAAAGGTATAGTCTCTTCGATGTCCAATTCCCATACATCTTGTGTCAGATCACTCTTATTCAGATCGGGGTGATTTGTATTCAAACTAACACCTCCTTCAACTTGATACTTCGACTTGATGTGTGTTCGGACAGAATAGAACCGTCGAAGTGTCGATGATAAACAATTTGTGTAAGACCCAAAGTCTCCATGAATGTGATTAGACGTCAAAACTCCACACTTGAAAGTGATGAAAACTCTTCCCTTTTCGTTAAGTTCAGCTTTGACAGCTTGCGCTGACATGTTATTGAACATACGAATCACGAGATCAGTGATGGCTTTTGTTGCAAAATTACTTTTGACATTACCAACATCATCAATGTATATACCTTCAACATCGTTTGTGTATGTGGAATCATAAGCATCTTCCATGCTGTAAGTGATAATTCCTTCTTTGGCTGTACTGTAATCCATTGCATTCAATGAAGTTTTCATTGTTAATTGCGATAATGAAGATTTCCCCACACCTGAGGGACCAGTTACCAACCATCCCATTGGTTGGAATCTAAGTCCAGTGTTCCTCTTTTTCGCAATCAACCTCTCTTCAATTGCAACTAAGGTTGAATATTTGTTTTGCAGCCAAGCAGCTGTTGGTCCAGTAGAACGAGCTTTCTTCAATGCTATCACTTTCGTGATACAATCAGCGACCTTCCTTTGAAATTCATTTAGATCATCAACGTCTCCCGCACACGCAGTGTCAGCGTATGCGATGACGTAATCACAATCATCATTGAATTTACTTATTTCTTGATCTGCATAAAGCATTGGCGCCAAGCTTCCCTGTGAAATACAGGCAGCTCCTGTCTCCCACATCCAGGCGAATACATGGATTGCTGAATCCAAAAAATCAAATCCATTGACTGCTTGTTCAGCAGCTTCAATTTTAATCAATTCAAATCCAGCGACATTCCATGTGATGTTTTTGATTTTGCAAGTGGTCATGGACATCACACCAACAATGAGAGAATGCATTTTCTTCCACATAGGGTGTGATCGAATCGAGGACCAATTGTTTTTGATAGAGGTAAAATCAAAAGATTGCGCTTCTAATTCTTCCTCCGTGTCATCAATGATTTTGTACAATGCAGCAATCAAACTTTGTTCTTTCACATACATTTTAGCGAATCCCACTATAGAGACTATTATGTCCATCCAGCAGGTTGCGCGGTTAGCATGGTAAGCCAAAATTGCTATTGATTCAAGATGACCAATCCATTCTGAAACAGAATCTCTATGTTCCAAAGGAACATGAGATGTTGCGTCTTGCACGCTTTTCAGTATAGATGCCATATCTTGATTATCGGAGTGAGGATCCAAAGGTTGTATCCTATCATATTCTAGAGCTCTCAACTGAGACTCCAAAGTACTCCACGTTTTTGGGTTTTTCCGAGAGATATCCTTCTTCTTTTGGATTCTTCTCGCTTTCTTATTTTTTGCAAATTTCTTACGTCTGCATTGTTTTTCACTCTTGACGCTAGTCCGAGTGTTATTCAAATTGTTCAAAAGTTCGCTGTTCATTTTTATCTTGTGATTAAAATGAACCGTGCGAACTGTTGAACTGATAAAATCAATTCAATAGTTCAACAAACGAGACAGGTTTTAATCTTTTATCACTATTGTGCAGGGAACGACTCTACACAACTAAAAAGACGTGTCATTACCACCTAGGAGCAAGCTCCTTCAAAGTGACATAATGCCTGACTCTACGGCTCCCCGCCCCTAATAAGCTTTCGCATTTCGGGACGAGTTGAAATCGGTGGTTTTTTGTTAATAATGCATCAAAAACCTAAAGACACCTATCACACTTTGCACCGGGCAAGGAAATATGTATACCACTCCCATAAACTCAGATTCTCTGAGCAAAAGACTGCAGGTAGTAACCTGTAAAACAAGCAGAGCCAAATACAATCAATTGGGGCTACAGTACGATTTCTTTACGAAATACAAAATGTAAGTATAATAGGCAGGGCAAGCCATGCACCTAAGAAGTTGAATACAACTATCACTGTTATTTTTTGACATCAAAAATTACAGAAATATAACGAAAGTGGTTAGCTTGAAGGGATTAAAACCAATCCCATAATGAATTAACAAATAAATGTTTTAGTAAAATGGTACTATTCATTAAGCAAAATACACCCTTAAAAAGGGCTTATAATCCATAAATTACAATTTAAGCGAATGCGATAAATTTATATCCCGG